CCAAGAACAAAATGACTCTTGGCAAACCCGGTGACGGAAAAAAAGTCATCTAATTGACAGAAAGGGGCTAACAAAATGTCATTAGAGAATCTATCCGTAGAAGCACAACAAGAGTTGGCAATGCTTGCAAAGACTTTGGCTGAAGACCCAAAGACGCGCAGATCATTTCTTCAACTTACAAAGCAGGTACGCCCGGACGTTCCAATCCCTGAGATTGAAATCGAAGAGCGTACTAACTCTGTCCTCCAGAAAGCCGAAGACCGTGTTAAGTCTCTTGAAGACAAACTACGGGCTAAGGAAGCACGGGAAGAGTTAATGAAACGCCGCGATACCCTAATCAAGAAGGGTCTTGTTCAGTCTGAAGACGATATTAAGGACGTAGAAAAGATCATGGTTGAAAAAGGAATCGCAAATCACGAAACCGCTGCCGAATACCATTCGTGGATGAAGCAAGCGGCAGCGCCAACACCATCACAGTTTCCTCAGCCTGTAATGTCCAAGTTTAATACCAAGGACTTCATGAAGAATCCTGTTGGTGCGGCCCGTGACGCGGCTCATGCAGCATTAAGTGAATTTAGGAAAAATCCGAAGCCTATTGGCTTTTGATTTTATTGGTTTAGGGGCTTTTTTCTAGGAGATTAAAAATGCCTATTGGCGGAGGAATTATACCGGCCTCTGGGAGTCAACAATACACGGAACTTACTTATGTAACGCGCCGTGCGTTTATTCCCAAGATGGTCGTACAGATTTACAACTCTACGCCCCTCATGGCTGCATTGATCGCCAATAGTCAAACCGCTTCTGGCGGTGTGTCATCGGTGACGGTGCCCGTTCAGGGTTCACAGTTTGTTAATGCTCAGTGGTCGGATTATTCCGGTTCCTTTGCACAGCCTAGCGTTCAGCAAGGCGCGTACAACGCTGAGTTTAACCTCAAGTTGCTAGTGTCTCCTGTACCGTTCCTCGGTATGGAAGGTGCAGTGCAGCAAGACTACGCAATCATCCCCCTCATCGAGGCTCGTATGAATGACGCGACCAACGTGATGATGGATGCTATGGCTACCTCGCTGTACACCAACACCTCGGATACTCAGCAGTTTACGGGCTTGCCCATCGCTGTTGACTCGTCTGGCACCTACGGTGGCATTAGCCGTAGTGCTTATTCGTGGTGGGCTTCCAAAGAGTACGCTGCTGGTTCGGTTAACCCGACTCGTCAGAACGTACTTCAGTACATCTCTGGTACCGTCAAGAACTGTGCAGAAGTGCCGACATTCGGTGTCTGCGGTTTTGGTACTTGGACATTGCTGGCTCAGGACTACGTAGGCCAAGAGCAGTACATGATTACTCCGGGTTCCGGATTTGATGGTGATGCCAATGGCCCACAGGCTGCTTTCCGCGCCCTGATGGTTGCTGGCGTTCCTATCTATCCTGATCCGTACTGCCCAGAAGGTACTCTGTACCTATTGAACACAAACTATCTGTCCATGTACATCCATGAGCAGGCATCGTTTGCGTTCACTGGCTTTGAATCGACTCTGCCAAACTTCCAAATCGGTTACGTTGGCGCTGTCTTGATGATTGCCGAAATGGTAAGCACCAAGCCTAAGTCGATGACGAAGGTTACTGGCTACAACTCTCTGACACTGTAAAGGAGAAATAACCATGCCTTCATTAGCCCTTAATAAAATCCTGTTAGCAAGCGCTAACGCCAACAGCACGGCTGCATACTTCATTGCAGGCTCTACCGGCCTGACTTCTGGAGCATCGTCCGTGTTGGCTGCTGGTTCGTATGTTTTCTATCCAGTTGCAAACGTAGCCGTTCAGGTGAACAACTCATCTGCCGGTACTGGCTTTGCTAACGTGTTGGCTAACAACACCGGCGGTTTTATGATCGCTGACGGTACAAACGTGCGTATTACTAACCTTGGCAACCAACTTGCTACGTCTACCTATGTTATTGTTGGCAGCGAAGTTGCTGCTCCCGATACTTTTGGTAACTAAGGAGACACTATGGACGCAAATGCCGTAGGCCGTGAATATCCAGATGGTTTTGGGTACAAGCGCCTTGGTTTCTTGCAAGGCCAATCTATCGGCACTGCTGGAGACACTGTTGTTTCCGTTCAGGTCGGCAATAAGTATATTGTGCGTCAAGTTATGATAAGTAACTTTAGTAACGCAGCAACTGGCGCTGGCGTTGGGGTTCACACCTCAACGGCAGCAGGCGGTACTAGTGTAGCAGCAACGCAAACTTTGACAGGCGCTTCTAGCACCTCATCGTATGTGAACCTGACTTTATCTGCTGCTGCAAATGCCAATGTATTTACTGCACCTGCTTTATATTTCAACGTAAATACCGCTGCTACAGGTGTTACCTGTGACGTAGCGATCTATGGAGATATTGTCACGCTATGAGCAAGAGTGTCTTTGTAACCAATAAAGGTCTTCCGTTTGTTGGTCGTTTTGAAAACGTGGAATACACGTTTGACAACGGCAAAGAAGTGGAACTGTCTTTAGAGGCTGCAAAGCACATTCTTGGATACGGCGATGATAATAAAGAGCCATATTTTGTAAGGCTTGGTTGGATGAAAATAAATACTGATCTGCCCCGCGCTTTAGAGCGTATGCAGACTGTTTCGTTTTCATCTGAGCCTGCAAAGAAAGTCCACTTGTCAGCCCCGGTGGTGGAACGAGTAGCCGCACCAATGCCAAGGGTTGAAAAACCTGAAAGCAAAGGTGTGGCAAAAGTCCAGTTACAGTAATGGTAAAAAATGCCTACTTTAAACGAATACATCACCGAAACGCGGCGATTGCTGCATGACGTTAATGCTAATTTCTGGACAGATCAAGAACTAACAGATTACATTAACGATGCCAGAGGACACACGGTGCAAGACTCCGGGTGTCGTAGGGTATTGCAAACTTTTACGTTGACTGTAGGCGATGAAACCATCGACTACGCTGACCTGACGCAAGGCAATAACACAATTGATATTCTTAATATCAACCTTTATTGGGGCGATAGTCGTTGGCCTATGTATTACATGGCTTGGACGGATTTCAACGCCCAATTACGTTTTTGGCAAAACTACAATGGCAGGCCAATAGGTTTTTCCATTTATGGTGCCAAAACAGTTTACATAGGGCCAAAACCGGATCAAGCGTATGAAATCGAACTGGATACAGTTGTTCTTCCAAGCCCTCTTGTCACTGGTGGGCAAGCGGACACAGACATCCCAAGCCCGTACTACGAAGCGGTCGCGTACTACGCGGCAAGCAAAGCCAAGTACCAAGAGCAAAGTTACGGTGAATCGGAACTCTTCAAGCAAGAATACACGAAGCAAATCCTCGGTGCGCTAAATAGCACCTTCACTCGCCGCCTACCGTCTGTTTATCAGTCGGGGTACTAAATGGCTGCGGTAGAACAAAAAAAATCATACTTTGTAAGTAAGGATTTTAAGGGCGTAAATATCAAAAATAACCGCACCGCTATCGGTGAGGGTGAGTTTACTTGGCTTGAGAACACTCAGCCAATTGGTTACGGAAACATTAGGATTGTTAATGCGCCACAAACAGTGGCTAACGTGGCTTTTGCCAATACGGTTACGTATATGGCATCTGCAAATATTAACAATACTGAGTTTATGTTTGCCTTCCAGCAAAACGGAAGCGCCCAATACGTCAATGTTGCTACTTCTACACAAGCAAATTTAGCACCAGCAAATACCTTTTCCAATGCTGATGTTCAAATTGTGCAGTGGAAAAATGACCGGATACTTATTATTGATCCGGCAAAAGGGTACAAAACTTGGGATGGCACAAATCTTGTCAGTATTGGCTCTATTGGCAGCGTCACTATCAACAATGGTGGCGCTAACTATGTTGCCCCTACCGTTACTTTTGGCACACCCGGACAAACCGGGGGAGTAACGGCTACAGGAGAGGTGGTTTTACTTGGTAATGCCGTATCTCAAATAATTGTTACGGAGGCCGGAAGTGGCTACACATCTGCACCTACAGTCACGATCACAGACACAGGAGGCAACGGTGCTGGCGCTAATGTCAGTTGTACTCTTTTTAGTCAAAATGGTACTGGTATTGCTACTTTCAGTGGTCGTACTTGGATTGCTGATGGTCGCACGGTGTACTACTCTGCTGCTGACACCTACAATGATTTTGTATCGGTATCTAGCGGATTCATTACGCTTACCGATTCAACGCTAAGAACAGACATAGCGGCAATTATTGCTGCTAACAACTTTCTCTACATTTACGGCGAAGACTCAATCAACGTCTTTTCTGATGTGCGGGTCAATAGCACCACTGGAGAGACTGTTTTCACCAACACTAACGTATCGGCCTCAATAGGTTCTGGGTTCAAATACGCCATTTTTCCGTATTTCCGATCCATGCTGTTTATGAACCGATACGGTATTTACGCCTTGGTCGGCGCTACAACGTCAAAGATCAGCGATGACATAGACGGGATATTTCCTGAAATTGACTTTACTCAGCCTATAACGGGCGGTCAGGTTCTTCTTAACAATATTCTGTGCGCCTGCTGGACGTTTACATATAACGAAACAGTAAATAACGTAGTTACGCCAAGAAAAGTTCAAGCCATATTTTTTGACCGGAAGTGGTTTTTTACCAGCCAAGGAAGCACCATCACTAGGACTGCCTCGGCAGTTATTGCTGGCAACATCAATATGTATGGCACCACTGGTCAAAATTTAATCAGGTTTTATAACGATAGTGTTAGCGGAATAAATTGGGAAGTAATTACAGCCCTATGGCCTATGGGCGATCCAATTAGGGACAAGCAAGCCCTGAAGGTTGGTGTTGAGGCAACCCTTACGTCTGGCTACGCTGGCTTTTCTTGCTTTATCGACTCAGAAAACCAGCAGTCTCCGGCAATCACATTTAGTAATTCTATTGCTTGGTT